GTATTTTACTTGCAATCCTGGTGGAGTTGGCCATGCCTGGGTGAAAAGATTGTTCATCGACAAGAAATATAAAAGCAAGGAAAAGCCTGAGAATTATGTTTTCATACCTTCATTGGTGTACGACAACAAATATCTGATGGAGAATGACCCGGATTATGTTGAAGCCCTGGAGGCTCTTCCGGAAGTTCGAAAAAAGGCAATGCTTTATGGAGACTGGAATGTGTTTGAAGGGCAGTATTTCACTGAATGGCGTGATAACCCGGAAGGCTATCTTACGCATCGGTGGACGCATGTTGTTGAGCCGTTCAGGATTCCGGATACATGGTACCGGTACCGGTCATTTGACTTTGGTTATGCAAGGCCTTTTGCTGTGGGCTGGTATGCGGTGAATCATGACGGCGTGATATACAAATACCGGGAGCTGTATGGATGGACCGGGGAACCGGATGTTGGTGTCAGATGGTCTGCAGATAAAATAGCCCAGGAGATACGCAAAATAGAAGACGAATTGGAACCACCCGGTATTTACATTCATGGTGTCGCGGACCCGGCAATCTGGATTGAGGGGCATGGAGAAAAAGGTGAAAGTATAGCAGAAATCATGGAAAAACATCGGGTGTATTTCAACAAAGCTGATAACAACCGGCTGAATGGGTGGATGCAGATGCATAACCGACTGGAATTTGATGAAGAAGGCCGGGCTGCATTGTATGTGTTTACAACATGCGTAAACACCATCAGAACAATACCTGAAATGTTGCACGATACAGTGAATGTTGAGGACCTGGATTCAAAACTTGAAGATCATATCGCGGATGAGATGCGTTATGTCTGCATGGCAAGGCCAATTGGACCGCGCAAGAAAGTGAAGAAAAAAGAGATCCCATATAATCCGTTGGAGACTGAGAGAGAGCAGAAGCGTGATCCTTACGGTTTCATTCGTATGTAGAAGCATGCTGTATTATAGAGCTAAGGGGTGATCCTATGAATTTTAATTTGTTTGGCTATAACGTGAATATATCCAGGAATATACCGAAGGGAGCACAAGAGGGATTACGAACAGGTATGGATCGGTCACGAGTCCGCGCGGCTCTGGATACGTTGCAGAAGTACCAACGTGGAAAAGAACAGCTGGATGCAAAGATAGTCGATAACGAAATGTGGTACCGATCCAGGCATTGGGACCTTATTCGGAAAGAATACGCAAAAGATAAGCCCGAGCCGGTGACTGCATATCTGTTTAACATTCTTGCCAACAAGCACGCGGATGCAATGGATAATTACCCGAAAGCAAACTTCCTGCCAAAAGACAGGGACGATATACAAGAGGCCCAAAGATTAACGGAAATTGTACCGGCAATATTAAAAGCGAATAATTACCGCAAGGTATACAGCAATGCATGGTGGTACAAGCTCAAACACGGATTTGTAATCAAGGGTATGTTTTGGGATCCAGAGGCAAATAACGGCCTGGGCGATATCAAACCATCGTACATAGATGCACTTAATTGCGCTTGGGAACCGGGAATAACTAATATCCAGGACAGTAAAAATTTCTTTGTGTGGGCTCTGGAAGATACCGAATACCTGAAAAAGCAGATGCCAGAAATAGCAGATAAACTATCCAGTGACAAGCCGATTATCCCGAAGCAGTATATCCAGGATGACCAGAACGATTTATCAGACAAAACACTGATGATTGACTGGTATTACTTCATTGAGAATTCTCAGGGCAGAAAGACGCTGCAATTATGCAAGTTGGCCGGAGACATTCCGTATTTTTGTTCAGAGGATTACCCGGAATATGTCGAAAAAGGCTATTACGAATGCAATCAATACCCGGTTGAGTTTGATGTGCTGTTTCCTGAAGAGGGAACCATTACAGGGTTTGGATTTATAGATATTGCTAAAAATCCGCAAATTTACATTGACAAGCTTGATGCTATCATCATCGAAAATGCCTTTAAGGCGGGTCGAAAAAGGTGGTTTTATAAACGCAGCAGCGGTATAAACTTGGATGATGCCACAGACTGGTCAAAAGAATTTATCGAAACTGAGGGTAGCTTGAGTGAGGATAGTATTCGTGAGTGGCAGGTTACACCTTTGCATCCGTTCATTGTTCAGCATCGTCAGGAAAAAATATCAGAACTTCGGGAAATTTCCGCAAATGACGTGTTCAATTCCGGCCAGGGCGGTAAAGGCGTTACAGCTGCAGCTGCAATATATGCGCTCCAGGAAGCCGGAAACAAGGTTTCCAGGGATATGATTTCTTCTTCGTATGAAGTATTCAGGCGTGAAATGACCTTTCTTGTAGAACATATAAGGCAATTATATAATGTCACCCGTACATTCAGGATAGATATGCCGAATGGGACCTATGAATTTGTTGATTATGATAATTCCGGCCTCAGGCCGCAGCTGTTTCCATCAATGTATGAAGGTGAAGAGCCGAAATACAGGAAGCCTGAATTCGATATTGACATCGTTCCTGAAAAATCAAATCCGTATTCTACTATGGTCCACAATGAGATGGCACAAGCGATGTTCAAAGCTGGTTTCTTTAACCCTCAGATGGCAGAATCGGCGCTTATTGCCCTTGAGATGATGACTTTTGAAGGAAAAGAAAAAATAGCTGAAATGATTCGCGCAAATGCAATGATGTATCAACAGATGCAACAAATGCAACAGACTCTTATGCGAGTGCAGCCAATCCTTCAAGCTCTTGCAGCACAACAGAAACAGGGGGTGCTTCCTGGTGGTGACAGTAGAGTTTTACAGGGATAACCATGGCTTTACGGCTATGGACCTGAAAGGCCATGCCGGATATAACCCTGGAAACGATGTTGTTTGTGCCGGTATATCAGCACTTGCCTTTGCACTTGTAGGTACCTTGAAAAACATACAGGATATTTCATTTACCCGCTTGCAGTATCAGAACGGGGTGACGGTGGAAATTGAACCGTTCGCTGATGAAACAGAGCAGGCCGTGGTGGATGCAGTGTTTATGACTGTTCTTATTGGCCTGAAACAGATTGAAAAGCAGTATCCAAACCATATTCAGGTTAGGGAGATGAAGACATGATAATCACTAACCACGCCCGAAAACGAATAAAAGAACGCGCAGGGGTGGGGAAAAAAGCCTGTTATAGGTTAGTGAATAATGCAATCAAAAGGGGTATAAACAGGACACAGTTGACCGGCTCAATTCGCCGGTACCTGGACAAGCTCTATTATTCTCATGAAGAGTGTACGGACATCATCGTATATGCCGGGAAGGTATTTGTTTTTGTTAAATCAGTACTTGTAACAGTGATGCATCTACCCAGTAAGTATATTAAACATACAAGGAGATGAAAACTATGGTGAAATTAGAACATGACTTATTGACAACTAGGTACACAACGGTGTTTCACGAGCCTGAAAATGAAATGCGGTATAATGCGCCACATAGGTTCATTGTGGCCAAAACAAATTCAGAGCCAATAAACTATGAGCCATTAACAGAAATCCACTTTCAGGAAGGCCCTATTAAAGAATGCGGTGTAAACGGTGTGATGAATGAGGATCTAATTGCAATGGTTATCTGCAGATTGAAGCATTTCCAGAATACCAAATTTGCTTGTCGTGAAAATGATATGGTCATAACTAAACTCGAAGAGGCTTTGCTGTGGCTTAGGAAACGCACAATGGCGCGTGAAAAAAGAGGCGTTGAGGGGACTCATGAAGTTTAGTTTGTAAATTCACTTTGAGCTCTGCATTTGTTCATTGCAGGCTCTTTTTTTATGTCATGTTAAATTATTCTCAGAGACAAGACACCCCGGAAAGACGGGAGATTGACACGCCGGAGAGACGGCAGGAGGACGGTATGATGAGTCTAAATCTTGAAGAGAATTTATTAATCATTGACCTTACCCACTTTGACGATGCTGGTGGGGCAGCTGCAGGAGATGCAGGGGCTTCTGCCGGTGATGTTGGAGAAGATGCTGCAACATCGGCGGGTGAGGGCGCAGATGCAGATGGCAGTAACGAGCCTGGTGACGCCGGCCAGGGATCAACTATGTCTCCAGAAGAGAGGGCTGCTGCGTATAAAAAGTTCAAGGCCGAGTTTAAAGACCTATATGACCAGGATGTTCAGGGCCACATTAGCAGGCGAATGAAAAAGTTTACCGGCTTGGAGCAAAACCTTAAAGAACTGGATGCTGACATGAAAAAAGTGATGAAAATACTCAATGTCAGTGATAGAAAGCAAGCTCTCGCAGAGTTGGAAAAGATTCAGCAGAAGCGTCTGGAGGATGAAGCATACGAAAAAGGCATGAGTGTTGAAGAGTACAGAAGGGAAATGGAGCGTGAACGGAAGCTTGCCGAGATTGCGGCCTGGGAAAGGAAACAGGAAGAAATTCGGCAAAAAGCTGCGAAGCATCAGGCCGATGCAATTGAACTTCAGAGAATATATCCGGAATTTAATCTGAGAGCAGAAGCTTTGAATCCACAGTTTGTACAGTTGATTGATGAGGGCATGAGCATTAAAGCAGCGTATGAAATAGTTCACGCACCGGAAATCCTGTCAAAACGGCCGGAATTTGCAGAGTTTGACTTTAAAAACTGGCAGCCGAATGATGTTTTCTTCACGATGCTTGAGAATGGTTTCCCTATTGACAATGCTTTCAAGGTATCTGAGATGGACTGGTGGGAAGAAAACATCGCAAAGCGGATGGAGAAAAGAACAGCTGACAACATAAAGGCCAACAATCAAAGACCAAAAGAAAACGGGGCAAATAACAGCCCTGCAGTAAACATCAAGAAAAATCCGTCTGCCATGACGGGCAAGGAAGTGAAGGAACTTGCCGATCGAATCCTACGAGGTGACCTCAGACCTGAGGACGTTAAATTTTAACGGATAAACCTGGTGGGATTGCGGGCAAGAATCAAGAATTGAAGAAAGGAGAGTAATCCCACTATGGAAAAGTTACTGAAGCTTTTCAATGATGTAGCTGAATATGTTGGGTTCGACATTCAGCACTTTGACAATACAAACGTAACGACCGATGAGGGCTTGTCAGCAGAAATGAAAACTTTCTATGATAAGTACCTGATTGAGAATGCAAAAGCCGTTTTGGTTCATGACCAATTTGGTCAACAGAGAGATATTCCAAAGGGTTCAGGTAAGACAGTTGAATTCAGGAAGTACGCACCTTATCCAAAAGCTCTGATACCATTAACTGAAGGTGTTACTCCATCTGGTAGGAAACTGTCGGTCAGCACGATCACCGCAACTGTCAACCAGTACGGTGATTATACGGAAATTTCCGATGTGCTGATACTGACCGCCATTGACAACAACATCCTGGAGGCAACAAAATTGCACGCACAGCAGGCTGGTGAGACCCTTGACACCGTAACCCGTGAAGTGCTGAACGGTGGAACTAACGTACAGTATGCAAACGGCCAGGTGAATGCCAGGTATCTGCTCACTGGAGGACAGTCCCAAGCAGCAGATAACCATTATCTGACTGTTGAGTGCATCAGGCGCGGTGTAAGAAACCTAAAGACCAATAAAGCCAAGAAGATTAATGGTTACTATGTTGGCATTATCCATCCGGATGTTGCATTCGACCTTATGGGCGATAAGGATTGGATCAGCGCATCCGAATACGCCGGTTCCGAACAAATCTTTGAAGGTGAAATCGGCAAGATTCACGGTGTGAGGTTTGTTGAAACCACAGAAGCAAAGATCTTCCATGCAGAGGATCTTGTTGCTGAGGGATCCACAAACGAAACCCGCACCTTGACCGTTGCTTCCTGGACAGCTGGAACAAAGACTGTTGGTATTGATGAGGCTCTTTCTGCCGCTGAAGCAACAGCACTGGCAGGTAGAAAAGTTATTATTGATGGTGTGCTGTACTCAATCAAGAGTGCAACTGCAGGAACAGCAGGGAGTGCATCATTTGTTGTGAATGAAACCGCACCAGCGGGCAACGCACCTGCAGATGGCGATGTTATCTATCCGGGTGAAGCCGGAGCTGCAGGCCGTGATGTATATTCCACCCTGCTCCTTGGTGCTGACGCATACGGCGTTACTAAGGTAACCGGTGGTGGGTTGCAGACCATCGTGAAGCAGCTGGGTTCTGCCGGTACCGCCGATCCTTTGAACCAAAGGGCAACTGTAGGCTGGAAAGCCATCAAAACTGCAGTAAGGCTTGTTGAAACCTACATGCTCAGGATTGAAACCGCATCCACTTTTGAAAGCGGGGCTAACTAAACCATAAAGGGTGTCAATTATACTGACACCCTTTACCCAATTACGACACGCCGGAAAGACGGTAGGAGGATGATATTATGTTAGAAGAATTGAATAAAAAATTATCGGATATGACAAAGGCTGAATTATTGGCATATATAGAAGCTCAGCAGGCAAAGGAAAAAGAGCTTGAAGCAAAGCTTGAGGAGCTGAAAACGAAAAAAGTGGATGATATTCAGGAGCCGGTTAATACAACTCCAAGAAACATACAGGACTGGCTGAATGAAAGAGTGCCATTTTTTGCTTTTAAAGATAACGACAAGTACAAGGATGACATTGTTGTCGGCGTAAATGGCAAAACCTTCATCATCCAACGCGGTGTGGAGGTCATGATTCCACGGTATGTAAAAATGGTGCTGGAGGATTCGATGATACAGGATGTCCACGCTGCAAATGTCATCGAAAGCTTTGAGGAACAACACAGGAGACGGGCACGGGAATTGGGGATTGAACGGTAAAAACACTTAAAGACCATCTAATCAGGTGGTCTTTTTAACTTTTTTTGTATAAAAGGTGTGATTGATTTGAAAATACGGGAAGTTATACAAAGAGTTGATGAACTCAGACCGAACAGATTTGGGGATAAACTGAAGATTGATTGGTGCTGGGATGTAGATTCAGCCGTTCGCAATGATTTAATCCCGGAATACACTGTGCATCCGATTCAGAGAAAAGCGGGCCAGTCTGCATATAACCTTCCTGAAGACGTGTCATTTTCGGATATCGTCCTGGTGTATGTTGAAGGAAAACAGATAGACAAAATTGACGTCCGGAGCCTAAACAGGCCTGGATATTTCTTTGCTGATGACAAGATTAATTTTTATCCGATACCGCACCAGACAGACAAAGAGCCTGGCCAGATTCGTATAGTGGCCAGAAAACCACTTGAAAAATACACGACTTTGGACCAGGAGCTTTTGCTTCCTGACTCACAATTAAAGATTTATATGTGGTACCTGCTTGCACAAATAGCATATTTCAATGACGATATAGACACATACAACAATGACATGCTGCAGTTTAATACAGCCTGGGATGAATACGCAAAGCAGCTCCAGCGAAACCGGCCGGCGAATCATCTTAAGTCCAGAAATTTCATGTAGGTGAAAATAAATGCGATTACCATATGCAAATCCTAAGAGGAATAAAGTTAAACCTGTTATATATGGGTTTCAAGGCCTTAACAGGAATTCTGTTATTTCAGATAACCAAATATCGGCATCCTGGAACATGTCCTCGAGAGAATTACCATGCCTTGTAACCAGGCCACCCCGTGAAGTGTATACAACTTTAAGCAAACAGCCAAATGCGTTATTTGCCTCTGAAAAGCTTTGTTGGGTGGACGGAACTGATTTTGTATGGGATGGCATGGTAAAAGGAACGGTGGCCAACGGACCCAAATCTATAGTCGATTTTAACGGCCGTATTGTGATTTTTCCGGATAAAAAATACTACGACTATATCGAGGATGAGTTTGGTAACGTTGGTAACGGTACCGAATACCCGGCCGAAGGTTCCTGCCCTGATATTGATGTAGCCTGTGTACATAACAACCGGATATTCGGCCTGAAAGGCTCGAATATTTATGCCTGCGCCCTGGGAAACATGCAGGACTGGACAACTTTTGTGGATGAAAACGGAGATCCGTCAGAGGTAGGAGCGTATGCAACCGATGTGGCAAGTGACGGATCCTTTACTGGATGTGTTGAGTATCAGGGTCATGTTGTAATGCTTAAACCGGATTTTTGTCATGAACTTTACGGCCAGCGACCGGGAAATTTTAATGTGCTTCAAGTTTCAAAAACCGGCGGATTAACACAAAATTCCATAACAGAAGTTAAATCATTGCTGTATTTTTTGTCCCGGGACGGAATAATGAGATATTCCGGTGGCCAGCCTGCTGAAATATCGCAGGATTTGAACGAAACCTTTATTTCCGGGGCTTCAGGGACTGACGGCAGAATGTATTATATCTCCCTGGAGACTAAAGACGGGAAAAAGCTTTATGTTTATGATACTCAAAATGATGTGTGGATGCAGGAAGATAATCTGGATATTATACAGTTCGCGCGCTGGAACGGAAGTTTGTATGCCATGGCTGCTGATAAAAAGATATATAAGTTTAATTCGGGTACCGAGAAATTTCACTGGTGGTTTGAAACGGCTGATTTTACTGATGATTATTTCGGTAAGAAAGTTAATACCGGTATATCTTACCGGGTGGAGCTGGCAGAAGACACTTTCATGACAGTTTCAGTTAAAACAGACGGTGGAATGTACAAGGATATAAAGACCATAACGAATAAAGGCAATAAGCAGATGTACCTGGTAGATATCCCACCACTCCAGTGTGAAAGGATAAAGATAAAATTCTCCGGATACGGTACCTCAAGAATATATGGCATGAGCAGAAATGTTACGATAGGAAGTGACAGGGTATGAATTTTAAATTAGATCCTCCTGATACTTTAAGAGGCGTGAAAATAGAACAAAGGGTTCAAGTCTTAGAGGATTATTGCCACAGGCTCCGGAAAGAGCTGCTGCATTTTACAGAGAATATCGATGAGAACAATTTCAGCAAAATAATAAAAATTAAAGCTGCACAGATTGGGTCCGTATATGCTGAAAGCGTTGTTGCCGGCACTACGCTCATTAATGTAAATATGACCGTAGGTTCGGGCAATAACGTATTTAAAGTTGACAAA